ACACGACCCTGGCCGCCTCCACTGAAGAATTTCTGAATCAAACCTTGCACCGTCACTCATATCGAACAATGGGCGCAGTGCCGGAAGCTCCATAACAAGATCACTCTCAGATATCTCATATAAGGATAACAGTGACTCAAATGCAGGCAAGTCTATGTTGAGCGTGACCATACCTCCTGAGATCGTGGAAAACAGAACATCAGGTGCTGGCGTAAGTACATACAGAGAGCTCAGTATCTCTTGCGTAAGACCGAACTGAACTTGGGGAACTACAGTGTTCGCCAACAACTGGCAGGATGTATCAACAAGCGCGGTAAACTGGACCTCTGGAGTCGGCAAACCTACAACGAGCCTTGACGAACTGCCTACAGTAGCTGAGAACTCAACCTCTGGTACAGGTAGCGGCAGACTAAGCCCTGAACCTACATACGCCTCAACAACAGGAGTGAGGAAATCTACCTCAAGGTAGCTGGAAAACCCGGTAACTGCGGTAAACGCAATTTCAGGAACGGACATCTCCGCTTCGAGGCTGCTACCCGACGCAAACTCAAACGTCGGCATGTCGACTTCAACAACAAGGTCAGCCGGCGAACTCATCGCCCCCAGAAACTCAAACTCAGGAAGTGTTACATCAAGTGCGGCAGTGAATCCCTGAGCCGAAAACGACACCGTTGGAACCGGCATCGTGATGCCAAAAACTGTGTAAGCCCCTGTATTCAGCAATACTTCTGGAGCAGGTAAATCAATGTCAAGCGAAAACCCACTGAGGAAGTCCGGCTCAAACAATGGAATATCTACATCAAGCGCCGGACCTGACCCGAACAACGGCGTTGGCATCGGGAAATTGAGAATAAGGTCGGTCGTCTCCTGCTCTCTAAGAGCTAAAGTTGCCGCTGCCCATGCCTCAGCCACACCATCTACAAGGATTTCCCACGCGCCAGGATCTTCCGCCCCAGATCCAGACCATGCTTTCCAAGCAGCGGCAGCTACACCACCAAACGACTCCGTACTGTTGGCGTACACATGATCGGAGTACCCACTTGGTCCAGTTACGGATACAGGATTATCTTTTGTGCTAAACCCGCAAGCAACAACAACAGACCCAGATGTAGTTGGAGTTATTGATGGAGCATCTGCATGTCCAGAATCAGTACCTGTGTCAGTTGTCGTAGTTACATCAAGAGCAGTTGTCTCATCAACTCCCCGAAAAACATAAGCAACACCGAATACTCCATAATACGATAGGCCAGTTCTGCCTGTACAAGTTACCGACGTATCTGGCGTAGCACCCATCCGCTTCCAGGAAACGGTGCAATTAATCCACCGTGTATCACTGGAAAACAAATCCGCTACTTCCGTATAACCGGAAGTTACTACTGGGTAAGCTGTATCAGAAGAATTAGTGGTGTTGCCGATAAGAACGATGACAATATCATTTTCCTGGCACGTCGGCAGAGTAATGTCGAACGTAGCGACATTAGCGTCTACTGCTGTTGCGCTACCTACAAATGATATTGCCATCGCTTAAATACCTCTTAGGAGGCAGGGAAAGTGATAGATCCACTGTCCACAGTGGAGGTAGCCGAAGTCGTAACAGTCAGAGTTGACATACGAAGCTCGCCAGTACCAACACCACAGACGCCATCGAACCGAACAGCGGTAGTAGATGCACCGGTAGTGTAACTGTTATCATAGTACCTGAACCATCCGGCAGTCCCGTCGGTAATACCTACACCGGACCATACCTCAGCAGACTCTTTCTCAGTCACGCCGCTCGAAGCAGTTGCAAGGTTAAGGCCGTTGTCCGGAGAACCGGAAGTGAAAGTACCACTGTCCTGAGTGATACGAAGCAACTTAGTCCCGGACTCGGCGGTGTCCGCGTCAGCAGGCTGGGAGCCGGTGTAGATCTCAATTACGCCGTTGCGCAGAAGCTCGTCAAGTGAGCCTCCGTTTGTACCGGCAGCAATAATAACCTGATCACCTGCGGCCTCGGTTGACAGAGTACCTGCGGCAACTTCGAGGTACCCTGCGGCAACCGCAAGAACCTTCACGCCTGAGATGTTGTTCGAGGTAGATCCGGCAACCGAAATATACTGACCGGCTTCATATCCATCAGTCACAAATCCGGAACCGGAATCAGTGATGCGGTCAGCGCCGTCAGTACCAGTACCGTCCTCAAATGCGTAGGTTATACCCGTAACCATATTGGTCGGGTAACTGTTGTTGGTTGCCATCGCGTTGCGAAGACCTGTCGAAAATCGAGCAGCCATAGCGTTTCTCCTTGTATTTATCCTTCAATCAATACCAGATAGCGATCTCCAACTATGGACGCACTGGCGTATCTCCCTGATGGGAATTTCAATTTATTGTGGGTAAGGTTCGCAAACGAGCCGTCCTCACCCCCTGCGCAGATACCCTGCGGAGTAGTGAACAAAACCGACCTCCCATCGGCCTCTATCTTCTCGGGAGGGCACTCAACGTCTGAACCCTCAAGAACTCCGTATTCAGCCTTTGGCTCCCGTCGAAGTTTCTCCCACTGCGACCCTCGATAGAAAAGCACCTGAGCAGAGGTTCCAACCCATAAGCCTTGGGAGGTAGGCTGGAGCATGGTAACGTGCTCAGGTACTAACCGAAAATTATTATGGAGGTCAAATACTCCATAGAACGATGGCTCGGAAGCGAAAATGGCGTTGCCCTTGGCGATGAGAGCACGTCCGCCGAACCAACTGACGAGGTGCCCATTCGGAGGGTCTGAAAAAGTTCTGCGGGTATCCCCCGGTGGGGAGTAGTCTCCCTTCGACCACACTCGGTCGACCTCCCTGTAGACGTACCCTTTCTCAAAGCCGTTGGTGTAGTACACCCTGTTGGCAATCTTCCTGTACCGCATTCTGGCGCCGAGCGTCAGGTCACTACGAATAGTAGCCAACGAGTAATCCTCGTGCATCTGATACAGCGTGTTATCGCTGACGAACAGACAGGTTTCCCCCGAAGAAAACCCGCACCTGCCGGACATGGCAATCTGACGAGTGCGCCCGAGGCGCCGTGATGGCATCCCTGAGTTGTCGATGTTGACGTTGACCGCCTGAGCAAGCTCAGTCTCTCCGGTCTTATAATCGAACGCGAGACGCACTGGCTCAACAGTGTTATTGAGTCCTGTGGTTGAAGTAATTATGGGCTGGAACTTAGCCTGTGCCATGGCTACGTCCTATATGCGGGATCGGAACCTACCCGGGTTTCCTGATTCTGATACCTGCGAAGCGCAACCCTGCCATCACGTACATACGCCATAAACGCATTGTAGTGGTCGCTCGACTTGACCGGATCTTGAGCCTCCATGTCGTGATGCATGAACGCTTTGAACGCCGCCCATTCGATGCACGCCCGATGGAACCGGGCAGGGATCTCAGGCTCTGCCGTAGTATCGGCAAGGTCTTCCTGGCTGTACCGCCACACCTGCAAAATAAGAGAGTTACCGCCATCATCTGCCGACGGAGTCGGATAGAACTTAATACTTCCGGTTTCCACGTTAGCATCCCACTTGGCAGGTGTACCTTCGGCATCTGAAGCAGAATAGTCCTCACCCATCTTCACCTTGGTGAGTTTGCGAGTGCCGTCGTAGATATCGAGAACCTGAATAACCCTGTCGGGAATATCGTAAATGGCAGTGCCGTCGACCATGGTGATGGAGTAAGTAGAGATGTCAGTAAAATACCCGGTAAGTTCGCAGAACTTATCCTGCCCTTCAGAAAGGTATCCGAGCAACGTAGACTCGGCGAACACACCATCCGTATTATCGTCGTTGAGAACTTCCCTCAACTCCAGTAGCATCTCTGATCTAGTCATTAGCAGTACTTCCCGCCATTAATTAGGCGCCATGGGATCGACGACCGATCCTGACGGATCATTGTCATCTTATTTGAAACCGGGTCGCGTCGCTGAACGTAGTGAGCAGCCACAGCATCCCGAAGCATGTAGACGATAGAAGGCGGGACTTTGACATCCACCCCGCGCATGACCTGCAGTTCGTGGCCAAACGCAGTACCGTCCTTCTTGGTGCCGTGAGACGCGAGGTACTCGTAGTTCGGCCGATTCTCCTCCATCTCGATATGGATGGTCGGCCAGTTGTCGCGGTCGTCCTCTGGGTCAAGGGCTTTCTTGGCAGCTTTTTTCGGAGCGGCCTTCTTCGGTGCAGGGATATCCTCCACCTTGGCGCTTGCCACCTTGGCAAGATCGTCGTCGGTTACGCCGACATCGAACTCATCATTCACAGTTTTCTTCTTAGCAGGCATTCAGTCCTCCCATTACATTGCGGCTTTGTCAAAAGCCTCATTAAATTCATCCTCTGTCGAAAACTCAATATCCAACATCGGAGTAATCTTCTCCACTAAATCAACAAGCTCAGGCACATCCTTTGCGACATACTGCTTTTCGCCGCATCTGATGAGGTCGAGTTCCTCATCCGTCTTCTCAGGCTTTATTGGAACTCGACACTCAACAACGTACCCATTCTCGGCAAGGCCGATTTCAAGTATACGTTTCATGAACATCACGCTGCGTTGGTTACGAGCTTGAAAATACAGGAAGCACTTGTACCTACGTTGACGTACAGTCCGGAAGTTCCGGAAGTAACGTCGGTATCGATGAACAGGCACCCTTTGGCATACAGAGTGTCAGTATCAGAAGGTACAGTGGTCCCGGTAGCGAGCAAAGACTGGCCGGAAGAGTCCTTGAGCAGATGGCTTACACCATCAACAGCCTCAGCAGCAAGCGCCATAGGCGCCTCAGTCTCAACATTGCCAGTTCCATGGCCGGTAATCTTTGACGCGATAACACGTCCGGTCTTCAGTTCACGTACTCTCATTGTTCAGTCCTCCATCGGCAGGATTTCTCCGCCTGGATAAGGATTATCGGATGGCAACCCAACGAACCACATCAGCAGTGGTATCGCAGATATCAGTGCCAAGGGTGAAGCCGTTGCTGGTCAGGGTAATCCCACCGGCAGCGTTAACGGACATAGTGCCATCAGTAATGGTAGTGATGTCAGTGTCGTCGTCCATACCGTCCCAGTGCTCGTAGGAGGCGAGGTTGTTTACGTTGAACGCCTTGACGTAGGAAGGTTTGAACCCAAGCTCTACAGTCTCAGCGGTGCCGCCGGCAACAACGGTGTTTGTTCCGGTCTGTGCGTATTGCTTATTCATTTTTAGTTCTCCTTTTAAAGGAGGGGGTGAGCTACACCCCCTATATCGTTAGGTAATCCCTACAGTTCTACAGCCGAACATTCGATTCGTGCGAGCCAACTTTGGTTTAAAATAACCGCAGTGAAGTAGGTCTTCCAACCGACAGAACCACGCTGACCCAGAGGGTCGCCGCCGCGAGGCTTGTTGGGATTCATGACGATGGGGGCGATAGCATTCTTGCCCTTCAGGGGTACACAGCCGAAAGCATCCGGAGACAGATAGATAACCGGGTACACATCGGCGTTGGTACCTGTGGTAGAAACCATGGCAGTACCGGAACCGTTGTAAGTGCCGCCTGCATCTGCCCATGCCTCAAATACGGTAGAGGTTAGGTAGCGAACGTTCTCAACTGACCCAATCTCACTCTCGTAAGGAGTGGTGTTGCCGTAGTCAACGACATCCTTGAATCCTTCCAGACCACGGACGGTGTTCTCAAGATCGGTGTGAATCAGTCCGATGAAGGACGGCAGCACAGACTCAGTATTGAAATTGGCAGTACTGGAGATCTTGGAAGTGAAGGGCCGTGCAAGCTGGCGCTTGAGGCCGCGAACCGCTTTACGCTGCAGGTTCAGAGTAAGGGGGGTGTTGATGTCAGTACGGGCAGAGCCGTTAGCGCGGTACAGGGTAGTACCGGCCTTGATGATGCCGAACGCCACAGTCTCCACGGTGAGAGCCGCCTGCTCGCCAATAATGGCCGAGAACTCCCGCAGGACAGGGTCGGTGTGGAGATCGTCGATCACATCCGTCAACTCAAGATAGTCACCGTATTGGGACAGGGTTGCGGTGTAGTCGGTGGTGGTCGGGGAGCTTCCGGACGGGGTAACACCCTCGGTAATCGGGGTGGTAGCTGCGGAGAGTCTCTCATACCGACGGAACTTCTGAGTGTCGGTGTCATTCTTCCCGAGGGGCTTAGACTGTCCGAACTGTTGGATAATCAGATGCGGTTGTCCACGCTTGAGCATTTCTACTGCCGAGCTTGCCGCTACTGCTGGGGAGATGTCCCCGTAAGCTGTGAGTGCCATGGTAATCCTCCTCTGGCTGGATTGTAGTTACGCCGTCGCGGCGAACTTTTCAAATGCCCCGTCAAAATCGTCGGGGTCTACCGATGCTCGTTCGCCGGTGCGTCGACTGCGTACACCTTCCTGAGCAACTAACTTCTTTTCTTTTTCATCATCCTGCACCGGATCTTTCGCCGGTGCCGGAGGCGGCGCTGTCTCCGCCTTATAGATGTTCAGAAGATCCACCACTGCTTGGGAACTTCCTCCTTTCAACACTTCATTATATGAGTCCTGCAGGAACTTCGGCTTCTCAGAAACCCACTTATTGACCGTGCCAATAATGTCGAATGCGTCCGGATGGACGTCAAGAATAGCCTTCTCGTGATCGTTACGAGCTACCCTCTGCACAACCGCCTCAGTAGGCATAAGCCGCTGAGTAAACTGCTCAGTCAACTCCTGAAGGCGGGCGTTGAACCTGTTCTCCATCTTAGCGGTCAGAGTTCGTAGTTGGGCCTCCATCGCCTGGGTGACATCTGGAAAATCCTCCCGCGCCTTATCAACGATCTCCTGCTCTTCCTCGGTGAATACTTCTTTGGCCGCAGCCTCTTCAGCAACCCGCTTCTGCTCGTCTTCAACAGCCTTGATCTCTTCGGGCGTCGGTCCTTGCGGTTCGGGTTCGGGCTCTGGTTCCGGTTCAGTGGCAGGTTCAGGTGCTGCCTCCTGCACAACTTCCTCGACCTCCGGCGCGGGCTCTTCCTGCTCCAGTTCCTCCACAGAATCTTCCTCCCGGACCTCAGATGCC